CCCGTCAGGTTTCTTACTTTAGTCTTAATGTCACTCAGTTGAAATAAACTAAGACCGGCCATTTTATGTATCCTTCTCGTAGATTTCTAATATGTTGACAATAAATCTTTCCGATTCAATTTTTTTAGTTCTTGTTTTACCGTAATTATTAGGATCAGGTTCTAAAATACTCTCTATAGTCATTATACTAGCAATGTGATCTGCAACCTCTTTTTTAACCTCGACTTCTACGTCTTCTGGTATGTTATAAGAAAGTCCATGAAATGTAAAAGATGCAGGGCACTTCTTATCTAACATGTTTTTAATCTTAATCTTGCAGTAAGTAACCGATTTCGGTTTTTCTTTTTCTTCTTTTCTGCTAACGGAAACAGCTTTTTCAATAGCCGGACCTACCGTTTCAGATAAAGTTTCCAATATTCTTCTTGTTTGTTTACTAGGTCTTCCTCTTGGCATTTAGCACCTCTTTTTGCATTTTTTATGTAGTTGAAGAGAGAAAGGGATTAACGAATCCCCTTCTCAATTTATTGTTACCCAATATCACCTAAATTGGTGAAATTGTCAGATTGTTTACACTCAACGAAAATTAAATCACTATTAGCACCAACAATGTCGGTTCCTAGCGTTACACGATAAGTTCCGGTATTATCAACCGTCTTGCTTATGTTAAATAAATAGTTAAGTGATGTTCCTGCGGCAAACGTTGTAAACGCTGTTGTGTCAACGGCGTCCCCGTTTGAGTCCTTAAGCGAAAGAGTTGTGGAGTCGATAACAACAACCTTATAAAGGTTATCGTTAAGCTCTACCATTCCTCCTATGTCTCTAAAACGCACACCATCTCCAGTAGTCCACCCGCTTGTGCTAGCAACTGTAACAACACCAGGGTTTGCAGCTGTAATAGCAGAAATCGTCTGCCTATTGGACGTTATCGACGACGTTGATGCAACGGTAAAACCGTTGCTTGATGACGTCGTATGATTAGTGCTTGTATCTTCGCAAAGCTCATTAAGAGAATACGCAGAAGTCATTCCCCTATGCCAATACGATTTAGCAACCTTTGCATCTACAGCCCATTGGGTGTAGTTCCATACTTCAATGGTATCGGGTTCAAAACCCACCTCTAAAGGATAAGCAGCTCCACCGGAGGTGAAGCTAAATTTTTCACTTCTAGCCATAATAAAACCTCCTTTTAGCTATGCGTTACTTTTAAGTTTACCATCCAATTATCATTTAAAATCCTTGCGGCATAGTAGGTTTTCCAACCTTGTGTGCAACGCTGATTCAAAGGATCGTCACCGTGTCCAAGAGGTTTAAATATGCTTCCTGAAACACCCTGTTCGATCTTAGAAACACCGTAAGCGTCACGCCCTACGATAAAGCAGCTATATATGCTTGAGCTTTCATACCCAAGTGGTGATAACAACCATCGTGTGTTTCCTATTGCGCCCCATTCTGAGTCTGCAATTCCTCTCTTTGCTGGATAGTTTGCAACTGATGTGAACTCATCGATATCCTCTAAATCATCGAGAATATCGGTATGCGCCATTGCCCAGAATGCTGCACGAACGGGAGCAGTACCGAATTTTGCGGCACCCTCAATATTCGGAGTAAACATCTTTGCGCTTTGCCCCATGAGTGTCTTAACAACACCCTGGATGTCTGCGTATGTTATCTCCGTAGGTGTACCCATTCTGTTACTTTATTGACTTAAACAGGTTTCATCGCTATAATTATAGCAATGAAAAATACCTTTGCATATACCGCAGGATATATTGACTGGGATGGTTGTTTTTACATTGGAAAAACAATTAACCCAGTAAAATATCCATGTCGTATTACAATTTCTTCCACAAACAAAAACATTCTTGAGTTTTTTAAAGAATCTTACTTTACTGTCATCTCTATAAGAGAGAATATTATTGATTGCGTTCATAAGTTAAACTTCCGTGGTATTAACCATATTTAAGCGGGGAAACCTCTTCGGATCTCCCTCTCGATCTTTACAATCGAGTTCAGACTATCGCTTCCCTTTTCAGGGTCTCTATACTTAGTCGTTCAGGCTGCACGAGCATAACGCTCTGCTTGCCCCTTGTCACCATAGCTTTCGCCGTAGGCTTCCAAGTCAATCAATAGAGATTTTAAAACGGCAGTGTATTTACCGTTTATGCCCTTATCGGCATTATCAACGGACGCCGTACCCGCTAAAACATCGCGAGTCAGTTCGTCGATAGTCTCGCCCATTTGTTGGCCAAGAATAGTAACACCATCGTTAAGAATGGGATCTTCAACAATGTAAGTCACTTTATCTGTGACTGTTATAAAATCGCCGAATTGTTCGAGTTTAACTGTCAGATCAGTTTTATCAAGGGCTTTTCCGTTAGGTGTAACACCCTCTGTTAAAACTGTTGTTGCCGTAGATAAATTAGAAAACCTACGAAATTTTATGATATCTCCGCTTTTCCCGGGAATATTGCGAGTTTGTGCTGCAATATTATGGATTTGAAACGGTCTTGCTCTGGCAAGAACGACCTTATCATAATAAGCGTCGACTGCCGCATCTACCTGTGTTGTAGAGGTAATATTTGCCATCTGTTCACTCCGAGTTATCCACCCCGGATATACCTGTCGCTAATCTCTAAAAGATCACTTTCACTCATGTTCTCATAATAGCTGGCTTTACTTAACGCTCCTGAACTCCCCACGCTACTAACGCTTCCAGGCTTACTAAGGTTTTTTTCAGCTCTAGTAGCATTTTCATGCTTGGCTGAAGATAATGTGTCCTTGTAATATGCCCCTGAGTTCTTAATAGCCTCGTAAGCCGCTAGGTGAGGGTTAGGTGCTCTCATTACAGCCTCTTTGACAGAATCCGGAAGTGACTTTCCATATTTATTAATCACTTCGTCCATGTCGGGATAACGAGAACGAGAAACAACTTCGGCTTGACTAAGAGCAAACTCTTTCTTTTGATTAAGAAGGACTTGCTCCATCTCACCGACCGTTAAAAGGTCTTCTTTATCCCTATCGCCAAAGATCGATTTAATTTCCTGCTTTTGCTGACGAGATATATTCTCGCCTTGCAGCTTTTGTAGCTGAGACTCCAGGAATTTAATCTGGTCACCTTGGCCTTTCATAGTTTCATTCGCTTTTTGCCAGTTAATCTCTTGATCACTTGGCTGCGAACCCTCAGAGGCGACCCGAGTATCTACGCCCTGCTCTACAGGTTGTTCCTCGACGATAGGAACGGGTGTTTCTTCAACATCTACGTCTTGATTGTTTTGTTCTTCGGTCATATATTCCTTTGTTTAACGTCATTTCTTGTTGTAGGTATGACGAAACCTAGTTTGCTAAAATTCCCGCCCCCATAGAGGCAACATTATTAAAAATAAATTCTGAATGCCCGTCGCTTCCGAAAAGATCTTCATCGATAGGCAGATCTCTAGGTAAAATCCATTCAGGTTCGACAAGTCCGCGAGACCACACAACATGAAAACACATCGAGCTGAGAAGCTTCTGTTTTGGCTTCTTAGAGGTAACCACGATAGACTCGCGAATTACATTCCATACAAACGCGTCTTCTCTGTGGCTAAAGATAATCCAAAACTCGTCAAGTCCTTTTTCTTCATGCGCTTCCTTAGACACCTCGACTATCTTATCTCCAAGCAGTCTACGACGCATTTCTTGACGTGTTTCCCCGATTTCTTGCGGCATCTTTAAACCTAAATCTCTTTAAAAAAGTTTTTAATCTTTTCCCATATCATACTTGCAATCCTAAACAGGCAATTCAGATCCATTTTGTTCTCCAAAACCGGCTCCGGCTATTTGTGATGTTGCCAATACTTCCGCTAAAGCTTGTTGTTGTGATTGCTCAACATCCATTGAATCTTTTTCCCTAAGCATTTCTATCATCAATTGAAGGTCGATGATTCGTCGATCATTGACCTCAACTTTAGATTGTTCTAGCTCTGAAACCGTTTTCATTATTTCCGTGATGGTACGCGCTCTATCGTATCCGGCTTGAGCTATCCTTTCTTTTGCCAAACCAGCGTCCGCAACCATGCGTGAGCGCCTTTCAGCAGCTAAACTCAGGTCACTGATCATTTTTGTTTGAGAGAGTTTCTTGATTAGTTCTTCTTGTTCTTGCTCTTTCTGTGCTTGTTCGGCTTGTTGCTGTGCTTGTGCTTCGAATGACTTTTTCAGGTCTTCTTTGTTAGCTATAGGCATCATTTCAATGATGAAACTATCTGGAATAGGAATACCGACCTGACGCGCTCCCAAAGCCTGAGCATAAGCAAGCTGTTTCTGTGTATCCGTGAGCATTCCTTCTTTAACGACGCAATCGTACTTACCGAATTGCTTATTGTAGAATTCTTCGGTAGGCTTCTTATTAGTTATTCTCTGTACTTTTTCAGGAGTGAAATTTTCTTGGATAATTTTTATGATTTTTCCGCTCATAATCTTTTGCGATAGGGAAAGATTATCGAATACGTCTTGAATGGTTGTAAGCCCGTTAGCTGCTCTAACTTTAGCTAAAGTTCCGCTAATCTCTGTGTTTCCCGTATCTGAAACACCGAGAAGCTCCTCGTTACCCCCGATGATTTCCATGATGTTTTTACCCAGTTCAGAAACCATTAAAAAAAGCGACTGTGACGCCTCCGGCGATGGTATTTTAACCAAGTCGGAAGGCTGCGAGTCTTCCGTTCTTTCAATGACCACGCCTTGCCCAGTCTTGAAAAGATCAGCTTTGTTTGTGACCTTACCTTCTGTTACAATCCACCCCGAATTTGCCTGACTATTTAGAATGTCCGACATTCTGGATCGATATCTATTCAGCTCTTCTTGAGAGTCCCGCAGAGGCCTAACAAGTCCTTGGAGTTTAAAAGCATAGTCATCATACTGCGGCTCCCACATAGCAACCACAGGTACAAAGGGATAATCTCCGAGGCCGTAGGGGTCTTCACCGCTAAACATAAGCTCGTTTTGTATAAAAATGTTTAGCTCTACCGACGGGACCCATATTTTTTTAGATTCAACCCACGGAAACTCTAATTTAAATTCTTTTAGAGAATCGGGTGACCCTTTCCATACCCTATTTTCACCGGTTACCCTATCGATGAGCAGATCTGACTTTTTGTGTATTCTGCGCCAATACTCGTCGTATGCGACCATGTCCTGGTCGCAGTTGTTGCGCGCATAAACCATGTACGTAAATTTATCGTCGACTTTCCCGGTGTTTAAAGAATCGATGTCTTTATCCTTTCCGGGAACAAGCGACTTGGCTTCATCGGGAGATACATAGCGACGACGCATGACATAACGACAGTCAGAAAGATCTATTTTGGTAAAATAGGGATCGATTAGAAAAGAATTATAGGGTTCGTGACCGATCTTAATGTCGCCGTTTGATGGATCTTCTCTAAAATCCATCCACAAAGACATCAGATTCATACCTGAAACCAGCGCGCCTTGAAAAGCGTCGCTGAGTTGATGATAACCGTCGTTTCTCTGCATCACCCATAAAAGGAGATCGGTGAATATCTCCGATGAGGCCTCGTCACTACCTTCTACAGGCTGGCAGACCGAGGATAACCGGTTACGACGCTGGTGACCCGTAACCATTTTTATGATTCTGCGAATATTATTGAAAACATAAGCGTTGCGTTTTTCTGCGCGCAGAAAATCTTTATCGGCGGCAGACCATTGATCGCCAACAAAAAACTTTATATCTGTGTATGCTTCATCATAATATGGAGACCAACACGCGAGTGCATCCTGATAATTGCTATCCCACTCGCGTTTAATATCATCATCTGACATAAACGTTACCTCTCGACCTACAAATAAATATATAAGTATATGTATTTGTATGCAAAGAGAAATTTAACTATTATTCATTTATTTTTTACTTGATAGGGAAACGCGAAAATGAAAGAAAACGGAAAACATAAAGAGTTGGAAGATCTTGCGGATCTAAACGACATGTTTATTGGTTTCTGCGACGAAACAAATATGAAAAAGTTGATTAAAGAAAGATTTGATTCTAAAGAGTGGCTAATCATACCCAGCTTTTCAGAAGAAGGGTTGGAGGCTGTAGTTTCAATATGGGAGGAATTTTTTTTAAACAAGAACAACAAATATTTTGAATTAATGGCCGGATGTTTTCTTAATAAACTAAATGGCGCGTTTTGTTTTGCTCGCCGTAGCGAGATACCCATTGAACGAGTACGAGAAATTTTTTATGATATGACAGGAATCAATTCTACTAATGATAATATCTCCAACCTTATTATTTTAACACCAATCGACTGCCCTTATGTTGTAGTAGAATTTATATTGGATATCCTAAATGAACAAAAGTAAACAAAACCGACCACTCACAATATCCAGCAGGATTTACACGGGATCCCGCAGGATCCGACAGGATCCGACGAAAATACGCAATCAACCCAGGGGGGATCCGACGAAATCCTGCAGGATCCGACAGGATCCGACGAAACCCTGTCGGATCTCAAAGAAAACGCATGACGCTTTTAAAGAAACAGATGAAGGAATAGGATTAATGTGGTAAACTAAAACCATAAATTGGAAACAAAAAAAAGGAGAAAAAAAACGATTACCAAAGAAACGATTGAAATTATCGAAAAAAACCTTTCAAAACTACCGGAATTTCTAACAAGTCAAGATCTTGTCAATCTGGGACTTTACAAAAACCGACCTGGTGTTCATAACGCAAAAACGAGGAATCATGCTCCGGATTCATTTCTCATAGGGCATAAACTTGTTTTCCCGAAAGCGGGAATCATAAAATTTATCTTGGATAGTATAAAAAAAAAGCCGGACTAATAAACTAAAAACCCTAACCGTTTGCCCTAAAAAGCGTAACCGTTTGCCCTAAAAAGCGTAACCGTTTGCCCTAAATAGCGTAAACCGTTGCCCTAAGTAAGGTAAAAAACATGAAAGAACACAAAATAGATATTGGAGAACTTTGCATTGAAACTTCCGGCGAAGAATTAATGGAATTAACAAAATCAGTACACTCTAGTAAAAAACAACAAGG